CACCATTTGGAATTATGAACCCAACCATCGTTTTGCTTGGGTGAGCACTCCCACCAAAATTGGCATGCCACTCAATGGCTATTGGCTGTCCGACCTGTACTTTAGGCATTCGCGCTGCCAGCATCATTTTGCTGGCGACATGTCCTCATTCGATTCCACACTTTCTGGGAAAGTGATTGAGTTGGTCAAGGCGGTTCGCAAGAAAGGGTATGAGCACCACAGAGACCATGATCGCATCTGTAATCTCATAGATGTCGCTTATGACCAGCTTGAGCATCAGTTGCTCAACACTACTTCCACTGGCCAGGTCTACAAGAAGGGCACTGGACTCACCACCGGTCATTCATCCACCTCTGCGGACAACTCTTTGGGAATAGCCATCCTCTATCTTTTTGCGTGGAAGGAGCTCACTGGCCTCTCGGCCCGTGAGTTCGTTCATTTCAATGAGTTGTCTGATTATGGTGATGATCATGTCCTGTCCTTCCTTGCGACCAAACCGGCTGCCTGGAATTTCAAGAACATTCAGAAGGTAATGGCGCGCTGGGGTGTTGAAAATCGTCTCGAAGCAAGTGGGCCTTTGGACTCCATTCCATTCTTGTCCAAGTTTTCCCGTCGCCTCACTGCCGAAGACCGGGCTGTGTTTGCCAAGTATCAGGTGCCCTTGCCCAAGCGGGTTGTCTACCATGACAGGGACCGATTACTTGGCAAGATGGTTGCTAGGATCAAAAACAGTGACCCTCGTTATCGGGCAAAAAGGCTGCTTTCTTATCTTAGCCTTACTGCACACCATGAGGACATCTACAATGGCATCAGCCGTGTGTTGACACGGTCATCCACTATGAAACGGGCAATCAAGCAAATGGGCGTGAGCATCCCAACTTATCAGAAAGTCCTGTCAGACTGGTATCACCCCACCACACACAGCGTGACCGATGTGTTTGATGAGGTGGCAGGGGAAGCCACTGATGCTGGCCTGGCTTTTTCTTATGGCCAAGTGACATGGGTGGACAGCTTCCTGGGCACCCTTTCAATGGTTCCTGATTTTGTGAACCCTGCCATCTTCAATTTTGGATATGACAGGCTTTTGCAGATTCAGGCCCGGCGATGGTTGTCATGGCCGATTGAGTTCCTGAGTGCTCAGAATGGTGTTAGCTCTTCCTCGGAGCTTAGGTCTATGATTGGTAAAAGTTGCTACTCGAGCCTTATCGTGGACGTGTTTAGCCAGGCTTTTGAGCCCACTTCAGCTTCCTCCCACCTTGCCAGGCACTGGGTCTACCTTTTCTGGTTCTGGTCGTCGAGGTCGGCTGCCCGCTCTTCCTGGCTGAGTGGGATCACGTACAAGCTGAATCAGGTGCAGTTCACTCTCAATGGCACCATCAATGCAGAGTTTGCAGTTATTGGCTGGAAACTTGCTGACTTGTGTGTCATAGCAGCCTGTTCTTTGATTCCGCTGACACCTTTTCTGGCCCCAATCTGTGACATCATGCTGCCAAGGATTGATCTATTGATTAACACGATCGTGGGCGTCTTCATTGGGTTGTTCTGGACGAACGTCCCTCCCAATTACAAGGAAGTGACACATCTCGTTCGACAGCTCCCCTCCATGCGGGGTCCTCTGTTGGTCCAAGCAGGTACTGGAACCGGCAAGAGCACTTCCTTCATCAAACACCTGTCATTGGTGGTTGGGGCCCGTTACAACAAG